ACGAGATCACGGGTTTTGTATATCCGGCAACAGAGTAGGAGGACGCGATATGGCTGAAACGCTGATTTTTCTAGGGGGGGGTAGTACAGACTACCTCTCGCGGGTCGCCGCAGGTGACCTATGGTAAAGAGATGGGACGAGCAGTCACAGGCATATGTAGAGCCGGTAAATGTGCCGATGCGGTATGATGAGGACTCACAAGCATACGTTGAGACTACTGGAATGGCATGGGACGCAGAGTCGCATGCATGGACGGAGCGATGGAATAGTGGTGTGAGCGCATGCGTGTATGGAGCAGCATCTGAGACGGTAACGATCAAGAAAAATGGCATCATCGTTGCGACCGTTGCAACAAACTCCAGCGGATGCAGCAACGAGAAGATTAGTCTCGTATATGGAACATATACTCTGACAGGATCGGTGAGTGGCTGGACAGAGGAGCAGACGGTAGATGAATCTACCACTAAGTTCCGCGCGATGCCCGATGGGGCGCTGTATTGGTATGGTAACGAGTGTACAGATGTTACTGGTGGTTGGTCATTAGGATCTTGGACAACATTTAACACTTCTGCATTTGCTCCAACAGAAGCAACCAAGAAAACAAACTGTATATATGCTAAAGCAGACATGAATAATACAAATCTTGTAGGAACAACAAACAAAATAAGTTTCAATGCATTTACAAAAATTTGTGCTACTGCAAAAGGTGTTAATATATCAACTGTTGCAGGTGAAATCGGGTTTGAGGACTCAAAAGTGTGGAGTGGAGATGTATCAACAATGCCTATTAGCACTGCATCATTAGTTTCATATTCCGCCAGCGTATTAGATATGATGCCAGGTAAGTACATTAATTTTGCTTCTCATAATAATAGAAGCGCAGAAATGTATGCCATTTGGCTTGAATAAGGAAAGGAGAGCACAGACAATTGGGAGATTTTTTCTATCAAACATACATAATTGCATTGCCGATTATCTTAACTGCCCTAATGGGCTACATCGTATGGTTGCTCAAAAACCAGAAAAAAGATCGCGATGCAAACAGTAAAGGAACAATGCTGTTACTTAGGGTGCAACTTATCGAATATCACGATAAGTACATGCAGCTTGGAGACATTCCTTCATACGCCTATCAGAATTTCATGGAGATGTATGATGCATATCACGAACTGGGAGGAAATGGAATGATCACAAAAATGAAGAAAGAAATTGAAGAACTGCATTTGAAAAAGAAGGAGGCGTAGCATGTTTAAAAATAGCGTATTCAAACCAAGTGTAGATACAGTGAGGTGGGCGAAAGCGGCTGCTGTTCGCGCCGTTAAGACAATGGCTCAATCGGCGCTTGCAATGATCCCTGCGGCTGCAATGATCAAGAATGTAGACTGGGTGGCCGTCGCAGGAACAGCGGCACTTGCAGGCGTAGTATCGATTTTTACATCGCTTGCCGGACTTCCGGAAGTAAAGGACGGTGAGTAGTAAATGGCATACATAATGAAGAAACACCTGGCACACCGGAGTAACTACGGCAAACAGCGCAAAACGTCAGAGATTACATATATCGCGCTCCATTATACATCCAATGATGGCGATCACGATGAGGGAAATGCAAACTACTTTGCAAGTCCTCGTGATCCAAAGGCATCCGCACACTACTTTGTAGATGACGACTCAATTACACAGTCTGTTCCAGATGATTACGTGGCATATTCTGTCGGCGGCTCAAAGTACACGGACTGCACAAAGACCGGCGGCGGAAAACTGTACAAGATCGCGACAAACGACAACACACTCAATATCGAGATGTGTGATACGATCAAGGACGGCACAGTAAAGGCGCAGGAGGCTACTATCGTAAATACGATACTGCTTGTGAGGAAAAAGATGAAGGAGTATAATATCGACATCGATCATGTGATCCGGCACTTTGACGTCAATGGCAAACACTGCCCGGCGTATTTGATGGACGAGCAGGCGTGGGCGGAGTTTAAGGCGAGGATCCTTGGCTACCGGATCGGGCGCACATACAAGACGGTTGTAGCATGCTATCTGCGTACATCTCCTGGGACAGGAGCCAACAAGGTATTATATAAGGAAGTCTCACCGAGTCTGCAGGCGAAGTGCAGGCAGTTTTTAGGCTATGCAAAGTTTAGCGGATCATTTACGCTCACAGAGGTTAAAACCGTAGGCAACGATATCTGGGGCAAGATCAAATCGGGATACTGGGTGCCGCTGAAGTACAAGGGAATCAGCCGGGCTAAACTGATATAAAATTGTTCGACTTCTAAAAAAGATATTATCAAAACATCGCAAAAGTCTTTGAAATTAATTAACGGTTAGCAACAAATTAGCAACAATTCCAAACAAATCGCGTAAAATCAACATATTTTATTCAAAAGTATTAAAAATCTTTTAAAAAATACGCAAGCAAAAAACGCCTGATATATAGGCGTTTTTTGCTTGAAAACGTTGATTTTACTATGTTTTACGTGGTTTTGATAGTCTGTAAAAATAATGCTCGATAACCAAAAATTTTGTACGGTTAGCAACAAATTAGTAACAAATTGGTACCTGGATTTTTTCGATCTCTGAACGTAAATCATCCGCGGTCCGGTGACCATACTTCGCATTGGTAATATCGTTACCGAACGAATGACCCATCATCCGCTTGCGGTCATTTTCATTTACGCCGTACTTTTCACAGAGCATAGAAAATGTGTGCCTGCAATCGTGCGGCGTATGCTTTTTCCCGGATCCGGTATTTTGTATGCCGAGTTCTTCAAGATGTGCATACATGTATTTTCGGAACACCTGTGTGGAGCATCCAAGCAAATTGTTTCCAGTGTACCTAGCAGAAACCATTTCATAGATAGCTGGGTGTATAGGAACAATTCTTTCTTTAGATGCTTTTGTTTTCACTCCGCCTTTAAAATATCTTTCTTCCAGATTCACTTCCATATTCTCGAATGCTTTAATCCTGTATCCGGAATAGCACATGATCAGTATCATCTGCGTAACAGGATCCGAATGATCTTTCCACAAAATCTGCAGTTCGTCATCGGTAAACGGCTCCCCGGATTCGTCATCATCCTCTTTTGGAATATAAAGGAACTGTGAGTAGTCTTTGTCTATGATCTCGTATTTCATTGCATATCGATACATTTGATGCATCAGAGAGACCATAAGCTCCATAGATGAGTGTTTCAAAGTACATGAGTTGATCACCTTTTGTAAATCATCATATTTTATCTGCCCGAACTGCATATGATGTATTGCTGCACAATTATTAAATGCCGCTTTTGTTGAGCGCATGGAAGCCTCTGAGAGCCGTTTTTTTGAGTTGAAATACTTTTCATGGTAAAACTGTTCATATACCTCTGCAAAAGTAGGTGTACGGTCAATATACACGTTTCTGTTGACCTTTATTTTCCCTTGCTTCTCCAGATTGTACGTGGTGAGAAGTTCATATGCATCTTCCCAGGTCTCTTTGTATCCTAGGGCCTTTGGAGTTACCGGACCGTTCTTTGTCCACTCAGTTACCGGAGGATAAACGGCGTAAGGACAGCGGCGACCTTTTCCAAGATATTTAATGCTGCCATACCCATTCGGAAGCTTCATATGCTTTTTTCTTCGTGCCATATTGCATCATCCTTTCCTAAAAATGAGCGCAAAAATAGCGCAGTTATTGATTTTCTGCGCTCCGAATGATACAATATGCTTGCTTAGGGCGTGTATCTTCGGATCGCGCTTGCCGCTCTGGTGTTGGCGCATCAGGGCGGTTTTAAAATTGTGGTTGCAAAATTGATATATCCGACATATAATATACTTAACAAGAGAACCGAAAGCTAGATGAAGCCTAGCCGCCGGTAAAGAAATTTGTTACAAAAAGTAGCGCCTTAGTTTACCAGACCGATGGCGCTATTTTTTACGTTTAATGTTACAAACAAGAGTAATAACAGCGCAAAGCATAATCACAAAAGTGAACAGATCACTGTATGTAACCATTGGCATCAGCTCCCTTCAAAGTATCCGGTAGCTGACATATCGCCCCTTCGGTTCTCCAGCTAAGTATATTATATTGTCAAGGTAAGTTGCACCGGTGCAACTTGCGAGTAATCTATGATGAGCCGCCCTGTTACAGCAGGGCGGTTTGTCAATCTAATTTTGGGCGTTGCTCACGTTCTATTTGTTTGATACTCTTTGTTGGAGTGGGTAAATCTTCGGGCATCGTGCCACCAAGCTCCTTGATGGTCTGTCTCACTTTTTTCCCTACTTCATAGTGCGTCTGGTTTGCCTCTGTTTTTCCGACAATTTTTTCTTTACGTAGTTTTTCGTCAGTTTGTGTGGCGCGGAAAAGATTTGCAGCAAGTTCTGTGCTTCCCATGAAATCAAGAATGTCCTGTGATTTTTTTAGACCTTTTTTTTCATGTATTTCTTTTCTTCCGAGTCCACCATAAAGACCTTGATATCCTTTGTTTTGGAAAATGGCATAATCTCTAGGATCAGTAATGCCTGCCATATTGGCAGCTTCAGCTAAAGATTTATTATGCACTTTTATCTCGTTTCTAATAGCAAGACGTTTGGTGTCTTAGCTAAGATCATCAAAATTTTCAATGAGCTCCTGCTGTCTGGTTTTGACAGCGAAGTATGTTTGACCGAGAGCAATAATTTTTTTACTGCTGTCACCATTCATTACTATTAAGTAACAGGCGTACCTGGATAATTGATAGCTTTTAAGACCTCGCTGCGCACCGGAACCTATAGGAACCATCTCGGTGATTTCGCCGAAATGGTCAGAAATTTGATATCCGCTATTTTCGCAAGCTTCCATTGCTTTGAAAATTGTTAGTTCAAAATTTCGAAAATCTTTATATTCGAGCACTTTAGATAGTTCTCTAGCGTACCAGAATTCTTGACCATATTCATTTACATGGCGAATAGACTCAAACAGAGACTCTGTATAATTGCTTTCTTCATCTTCTGAAAGTGCCTTTGACAAAACGCGTTCAGATAGTTCTCCAAGTTTTTCTTTAAATATCTCGTCGTTCATAATACTCCTTTCGTAAAATAAAATATCTGCAGTTGTCAAAAAAAATTGGACAACTGGATTTAAAACTTCGCACGAAGTTCCTTTACCTTTCCAATAATCTCTACTGGTTTCTCTTCAATCTCTGCTTTTGAGAAAAACATTGGCTCATAGATTGGGTTAGTGGAAATCAAAGCAATGCCGTCTTTGTATTTTTTCAGACGTTTGACGACTGCATCATCTCCATTGACCAGAGCGATGACCAGATCTCCATCATCTGCGTCAGATTGCTTGCGGACAATCACTACATCTCCATTGCTGATCTTAGGCTCCATAGAGTCGCCTTTCACCTGCAGGCCGAAGTACTCACCATCTGCGGCCATTGCCTGCGAGATCTCTTCTGTATCGATGATATACTCGGCAGCAGTCAGCGGAATGCCAGCAGCTACACGACCGAGGACAGGGATGACAACGCCATTACTAGAAGAATCAATGTCGAGATCCCAACCCATGAGGTAGCTGGGACTTACACTGAATATCTTGGCAGCAGCCTCTATCTTGTCGGATGGAATATTTGTAACAATGTTATTTTCGTATTTATACAATGTTTGCTTTGAGACGTTGAGGCGGTCGGCGAGTTCGACCTGGCTAATATCAGATGATATTCTCAACATTTTTAATCTATCGCCAAGTGTCATACAATGCCTCCTTTTTGAGTGATACATATACAATAGCACAAAAAAGTTACAAAATCAATAAAAAATAACTTGACAAGTTACAAAAATGTGATATGATAGCAGTAACTTCAAAAGTTACCGATGGAGGTGAAACAGTGGTAAAAACAAATGAATTACGGGGGATTATTGTGAAGAATAATCTTACCCAGACAGATGTAGCAAAGATGATTGGAGTTACGCCAAAAACGTTTTACGCTAAAATGAAGTCAGGAATATTCGGGAGCGATGAGATTCAGATTATGATTGATAACCTGAATATCGAAAACCCAATGGATATTTTTTTTGCAAAAGGGTAACTTTTAAAGTTACGATGGCGTATTTGCCAATCAGGCAGCAGTAGAAAGAAGGTGAAGAGTGAAAGAACATTTGTTTTTTGCAATGAGCATGGTTGCTAATGTACTAGCATATGGAGGATGTATTGGTCAAAGCAAAAGTGACTGCAAAATATGGAAAATAGTTACAGTTGCAGGACAGGCAATAGGAGCAATGGGATTATTTTTTATCCTTGTTTACTTCTTTGTTTAATAACGTCATTGTTTCGTATAAAAGGTTTTTGAACGTCTCTTTTGCTTCATCGTCACGGAAAGGAATTGAGCTTGTCATTTGTACAAGAAGTATGAGTTTTTGGCATGTGCTTTTATTACAGTAGATCATTACAGCATGAGAAGCTTTTATCAATTCCTGCACACAATCATCGACGTCTAAAGAAATTAAATGATAAACCTTGGAATATGCATTTGAAAAATTATTGTAAGCGTCAAGCTTCGCTTTTTGGTAAATTCTTAATTTTTCCAATCGCAGCTCCTTGTTACGTTGAACAAATGCAGTGACTGATGGTGCCCATATTGCAGAAATCATACCGATTAATGCAATGATTATTTCAGGAGATATATTTTCCATTGAGCTTTCCTCCAAATAGTTGATGCAAAAAGTATATCATTTGCGGAATAGAAAGGCAATGCGAAGAAACTATTGTAATTGCTAACCAGTTAGTAGAAAGAAGGTGATTAAATGTGGACAAGTTGCAAAAAATCGCTGATCACTTCGGAGTTCCGGTTTCGTATTTCTTAGAGAGTAGCACATCAACCGTACAATAAAAAGGACAGAAAGGAGGTCGCGCATGACACAGATGGATGAATTAGAAAAACTGTGTATACCAGTCACAGACTGGCTGAAAAGGAATGGAAATCCTTATTCGTCTGTTCGAATAACAGAAGATCGTATTGAACTGCTCGATACCGCAATTTGTATTCCGGTAGAAAAGGCGGTTGATTAGAAGACAACCGCCAATACATCATACGCGACTATAGCGATGCACTTTGTCAAGCCGCGACAGAGCAGAACCCAAAGATGGAGAAGCGAGAAAAGCACGATATTCAGATTCGGAAACATCATAATACTGATATACGGTGCCGTTATGGAACTGCACTTCCATAACATTGTTTTCCCATCCGACATTTAAAATTCTTCTAGACGATACTGGATGTCTGACCATAGTAAGATACTCCTTTCGTATGTACTCGGCGTGTTGGTGCCTGTATATAAAACGTATGGATGGTGTTGTGAAAGGTCTGTCGAAAAAATCTACTAATATACGCGATTTATAAACAACGTGTATTTTAGATGCGCAGAAATAAAGAAAAATTATTCAAATTGAAAATTTATGTAATTAACAGACGTGAAAAATTTTCATTTTGAAAAGACATTTGATCAGGAGGAAAAATGGAGCGTGTGAGTGTAAAGGACGCCGCCGCAGAGATCGGGTGCGCGCCGGAGTATTTGCGGCGGCAGATGAAGTCAGGAAGATGGAAACTTGGAGAAGTTGTGAAGCCATCAAAGGGTGGCTGCCAGCATGAATATTTCATCTTCCGGGCAAAACTGGACAAGTTTTTGGGGAAGGAGGAAGAGAACGATGTATGAAAATATAACAGTCGAAAAAGCTCTTGATAGAGCCACAAATGGTGACTATGCCATTATCAATGATGGAAAGATTGTTGGATTTGAGCAAAAAGAAATAGCACCGTCAGAAACTTTTGCGAGTTCCGGTGCTATTCGGTAAAAATACGATCAAGTATTTTTACGTAGTATAACACATTTTTCAGATGTTGGAAAGGGTGAATTTTATGAGATATCTGGAATGCCCTGTCTGCCACGGAAATGTAGATCCGGGAGAGCTGATCGGAGGTATCTGCATTGACTGTGCAGAAAAGGAAGAAAAAGAGAAGGATAACAAGCGTCGCGTGAAACTGATGCTGACATCCAGAGATTTCAGGCAGATGGAACTGGAGGGGATCTGATGTTCACAGGAGATGCGCATAAAGACTTTCTCGTACACGATTATCAACAGGCGCAGCGTATGAAACGGCTTCCAATTTGCGATATCTGTGGAGAGCCGATTCAGGACGAGAGCTATCATGTGCTGTTTGATAACAATGTGTGTGACAGATGCCTGAGCGACAATATTAGATTTGTGGAGGATTAAAAATGGAGAATACAGAAATCAGAGTAATTCAGAATGCAGGAACAATCAATTTCAATTTTGAAGAGATCAGGGACAAGCTTGCTGCAGAGATGGCTCATTACAAAGGGATGCTCTTTACTGAGGAGACGAAGAAGGCTGCAAAAGAGACGATTGCCGATCTGAGAAAGCTGAAAAATGACGTTAACGGAAAGCGTATCGAAATCAAAAAAGCCTACATGCTTCCGTATGATGAGTTTGAAGCGAAGGTCAAGGAACTGGACGCGCTGATCGATGAACCGATTGTGTTTATTAATGGTCAGATTGAGGATTTTGAGCACAAACGTATCGAGGAACGCAAGCAGTTGATTCAGCAGATTTACGAGGAAAACATATCCGACATGCAGGAGTTTTTGCCGCTGCAGCGCATTTATGACAAGAAGTGGGAGAATGCCACAACCTCAAAGAAAGCGATCAAGAATGCCATTTCAGAACGTGTGGAGTCTGCAAAGAAAGACATTGACACTATCCGCGCGATGAATTCTGACGATGTACCGCACGCTCTGGAACTGTACAAGAGAACGTTTTCTCTTGCAGATGCTATCGCACATATCAACAAGTATGAGCAGCAGAAAGCAGAGATTTTAAAGAGAGAGGAAGAGAAAAAGGTAGATCAGAAAGAAGTACAGGCGGATATTCCGTCGCACTCGGCAGAGACCTCGTTTACTGAAGTGAAAAAAACAGACTTTTCTGGAACTGTTACATATCGCATGAAAGCAGATCGGTTCCAGATCGCACAGATCGAGTATGCAATGCGCAAATGCGGAATTGAGTTTGAAAGGATTTAGGGTGACAAAATGGCAGAAGCAGCAAAGAAGATGAATATTTACGAATCTATCACAAAGTGCATGGAAGAGATCGGGGCAGTAGGAAAGGATTCAGTAAATAAGCAGCAAGGTTTCAAATACCGTGGTATCGATGCTGTCATGAATGCAATCAACCCTGCACTTATACACAACCGTGTATTTGTTGTACCGGAAGTATTGGAACAGCAGAGACAGGAGCGCAAAACGAATAAGGGGGCTGTTCTGATCTACTCCATCTGCAGGATTAAATTTACATTCTACGCGGAGGATGGCACGTTTATCGAGGCTGTGACCGTTGGAGAGGGAATGGACAGCGGAGATAAGGCAACGAATAAGGCAATGGCCATTGCATTTAAATATGCGTGTTTTCAGGTGTTCTGCATTCCGACGGAAGAAATGAAAGATCCGGATGGAGAGACACCGGATCCGGTGAAACCGCAGTTTGAACCAGCATCTGCAGATCAGCTACATAAGATGTCTGAGTTTGTGACTGCCTATGCATATATGCTCAATGGAGTGGAAGAAACTGACGTATGGAATGAATTGAAATCCAGATTCGGTTTCAGCGGAACCAGCGATATATCAAATGAAATGGCAGAGAAGATCATCGAGCAGGTTGAATTCTGGTATAAGAAACAGAAAGAAAAAGAGGATGACGCTTAATGGAGTTTACTGGACAGGTCGTTGGTCTTGTAAAAGACTGGCGGACTGAAAAGATGGAAATCACGTTTTCTGTTAATGAGGAAAACGAAGTCAAAGATCATTTTGACAAACTCAGAAGTTATGACAAGCTGAAAATTAAGGCAGTTCGGTATACACAGCGCCGGTCTCTGGACGCAAATGCATACTTCCATGTTCTAGTAGGAAAGATTGCTGATGCGCTGACTATTTCAAAGGCAAAAGCAAAAAATGTTTTGATCTGTAAATATGGTCAGCCGCAGCTTCTTCCAGACGGAAGCATTATGGTATATAAGACGAATGCTCCGGAGGAATTCATGTGGGAGCAGGAAGCTATACATTGTATACCGGTCAAGTATGAAGATAAAGCAACGTTTTACAAAGTATTCCGCGGCAGCCATACATACGACACCAAGGAGATGTCAGTATTGATTGACGGAACTGTTGCGGATGCAAAGGAACTTGGTATTGAGACCGCAACGCCTACAGAGATTGCAGAAATGAAAGAGAGGTGGGGCGTATGAAACGGTTATGGAGTTGTTTTACTGATGATATGGATCATTGTTACTTTACCGGCTATACTCGCGTCGAGCATCATCATATCTTCGGCGCGAGTAACCGGAAGAACAGCGAGAAATACGGTTTTGTAGTGCCTTTGCGACCGGATCTGCACCCGAACGGAGTGCACGCAGGAAAAGATGCACATTTGATTGACATTCGGTTAAAACAGATGGCACAGGAGTATTTTGAGGAACATTACGGAACGAGAGACGATTTTATTCGCATATTTGGCAAATCGTGGCTGTGAAAGGAGAGAACCATGTTTGACGTAGAAAATATACCGTATGGTCACGAAAACGCAGTGCAGCGCCCGGCGAACCCGATCATGGACAGGATCTTGAGAGGAAAGATTGAAAAAGCAAACAGGAAGGATGATTGCATCATCAATGTAGGAAATGGATATTACAGACCTGTTCCCGGTGATGTAACGGACGAATCGGAGCTGAATGAATATCTTTCCAAGGAACTGTCCAGGGCGAGAAATGTGCTGGCGAAGCGCGCGGCCATGCGAACGACTTTTGAAAGGTGGAGAGAGGTTGGAATACTTACTAAAAATACCGGGAAGACTTGATAATCTGAATGATTACATATCTGCTGAACGCTCGAATCGGTACAAAGGCGCGCAGATGAAATCAAGAAATGAAGCAATCGTAATCAATGCCATTCGTCAGTGTATGCGAGGAGTAAAGATAGACAAGCCGGTCTTTATGGAATATCGGTGGTACGAGCGGAATAAACGACGGGATCTCGACAATATCTCGTCGTTTGGCCGCAAAGTAATTCAGGACTCTCTTGTATGCGCTCATGTGCTGAAGAATGACGGGTGGAAAGAGATTGACGGATTTTCAGATGCGTTTTTCGTGGATGCGGATCATCCACGGATAGAGGTTGTGATCCGTGAGATTGGCGGTGATTGATTGAGGGATAGCATAGTATTTTATAGGAGTTTTTACGAAGCGGTCAAGGATCTTTCGCCGGAAGACTTTAAGCAGTCTGTAGAAGCCATTATGGAATATGGACTTAATGATAACGAGGTAAATGCATCTGGTGTGGCGCGCGCGGTGTTTATTATGGCAAAGCCGCAGATCGACAAGAACAACAAGCGCTATGAGAATGGTTTAAAGGGTGGGCGCAAACCAAGCGATAACCAAAACACAACCAAAACTGAACCAAGTAATAATCAAGATGTAACCAAGTGCGAACCTAATGTAAATGATAATGTAAATGATAATGTAAATGATAATGTAAATGATAATGTAAATGATAATGTAAATGTTAAAAAAAGTATAGCGCCGTGCGATAAATCGCCCTGCGCCGGAAAATTCCTCTTGAACGATGCAACAGAATACGAGGTGTCGGAGAACGACGTGGTAACATACCAGCAGCTCTATCCGGGGATCGACGTTATGCAGGAACTGAGGAATATAGAGGCGTGGTGTTTGTCTAATCCAAAAAACAGAAAAACGCGGAACGGAGCAAAAAGGTTTTTGAATGCATGGCTTTCGAGGTCGCAGAATAGCGCAAGACCAAAACGCTCAGATGGCTGTAAAAATAATAAATTCAACGATTTTCCGCAACACAGCTACAATATGCCGGAGCTCGAAAAGCAATTGCTAGGGAATGGAGACGATGATCGGGTGGAAGGTATTAACTAGTCCACAGTGGTGCAGAAAGAGAGGTAAAAAGAGTGAGGTTAAAAGAGATTAAGCCGGGGATGGAAATTCATTGTAATTCTATTGATGAATACAACAGGTTGGAAGAGGAAACAAAGAAACTCGGGTTCGGAGAGTTGCCGTTACGACAGTGTTTATCGTATGGAAAAGTTAACGATCGCGTATTCGTTATACAGCAGCATGGATATAGAGTTTTATGGAAAAATTACAGAAATGACAGAGAGTATACGGAGTTTTCAGACCTCATCATTCCGGAACTTACGGCTGAGGAAGTCTTGTCTACTATCAGCGAGATACATAAGGCATCTTACGGGAAAATTGATGGTTGTATAGGGTGTCCTTTGAAAAGAGCGGCACAAAATTGCGAAACATATTGTTTCAAGGAGAACGCAGATAAAATCATTGAAATCTGCCAGCAATGGAAATCCGCTCACGAGAGCAAAGAACCGGAAATCGAGACAGTTGACATCTGCCGGATTATCAAGGTTCTGCCGGACGGTTGCAAGCGGTGCGTGCATGAGGAAGATATCAATCCGGATCCTGATCTGCCATACGGCGGTGAACAGATTGCTGTAGAACAGATCTTGAAGCGTTACTGCATGGAACATGACGGCGAGTTTATCGCGGTGCATGAGGTTGTGAGCAGAGTAAAGGCGGTGGAATGATGAAAGAAGAATTATTGAAAATAGCGCAGGAGAGCTTATCTTCTGACGAAGTGACAGCAATTGTCAAAGATAAGTTCATGAAAGCTCTTGGTAGTGCGATTGAGGATACTTTCCGGTGGGGAGATGCAAAGCACGCAATTGAGGACAAAGTAAAGGAAGTCATGGTTCCATATATCGAACAATATGATTTTTCCGAGTATCTTCCGAAGTTAGATTCGGTTCTGACAGAAATCGTAAATTCCGATTTCTGCATTGGAAACAAGAAGATATTGGAGAACTTTGAGAAACTTATGTTGGAACCGGAGCAGAAAGAAATTAAACTCACAGACCTTTTCAAGGCGTGGGTAAAGCAGTGCGAAAAGGATATTGATACAGATGGACTGGATATCGACTATGACGATGGAGTATCTTACCAGTCCGTAGATTGTGAAATGTGCTTTGAGTTGGAAGATAAGCCGTCATGGAGCAGTTGCCAGAGGGCAGTAATCACGTTTGAAAATGAGCATGATGAAAAGCTCAATGTTGAAATTCCAGTATCAAAATGGATATGGAATAACGGAAAAGAAGAACCGTATACACTTTCGGTATACAAAGACTTGATGATTTCTTCCCTTAGAGGTTTGAGTGAATTTGATGTGTTGCTTCTTAGATTGTCGAGAGCAGGCACAGCAATCATTATCGACAAGGAATACTATGATAGTTGTATTTGTCCGGAGAAAGAACCTGAAGCATCGTTTAGTTAGGAGGATAATATGTACCAGACAGACACAGTACACGCACTGACATCTCTTCCGGCAACCGATCTGAATTTTACATCGTGCCTGCAGAGAGCCACGCAGAATCAGATCAGACTTGCGCTGGAAACCATGCGGAATCGCGAGGGCAAGGATAAGGGACGGATTAAGGCGTGTGAGAGTGAGCTGAAAAGGAGAGGCTAAACATGGATTTAAAAGAATTTGCAAAGATGATTGACGGAAAACAGTATGGTTATCCGCAGTTTACCAAAGAGGAGCTTCAGATCGCAAAAGACAATGGTTTTGTTATTGTGTGCGGTGCATCTGATGATTTGATGGAATTCGAAGGAGCCATTACTTCTGAGGGCGGTTGCTATGACGGTGGCACAGTCTGGTTTAACAAAGACGGAGTGATTGACGACCCGGCAGTAACCGGAGACAGATGCATTGAAGCTCTGTGGTGTGATCCTAATGCCAAAGACGAGGATGGCAGACAGATCACATGGGCATATAAAACAGACATACCGCATGAGACATTCATGATCTATGAGGACGATGAGGTGTATTGCCGGGGAATTGTGTTTGAAATTTAGATCATGATAAAAACATGGAAGAAAGGAGCGCGGAACCTATCCGGATAAATGGCGCGCCGGGTTCCTTTTGAAAAATGACATACAAAGAATTTTTAGAGAGCAAGATAGAACTTGCCACAGACAGCGGATTCGTTGCCGAACCGGAGCATATCAACAAAGCATTGAAGCCGCATCAGAGAGATGCGGTGATGTGGGCACTAAAAGGGGGACGCAGAGCATTATTTGAATCATTCGGACTTGGAAAGACCGTGCAGGAGTTGGAATTTTGCCATCTGGCTGCTGAGCACGAGAATGGACGAGCATTGATTGTTCTGCCGCTTGGAGTAAAGCAGGAGTTTACACGAGATGCGGTTGAGGTTCTTGGGTACGATAAGCCTGAATACTGCCGGACAATGGAAGAAGTCGAACAGTCGAAGTCGCAGATTGTACTTACGAACTATGAGCGCGTACGGGATGGAGACATACGGCCAGAATACTTTGTAGCCACTTCGCTTGATGAAGCAAGCGTTCTAAGGAGTTTCGGAAGCAAGACATATCAGACATTTTTGGATAAATTCAAGAATGTGCCGTATAAACTGGTTGCAACGGCCACTCCATCACCGAACCGGTACAAAGAGCTGATTCACTATGCTGGGTACCTGGAAGTGATGGACACCGGACAGGCGCTTACGCGTTTCTTCCAAAGAGACAGTTCAAAAGCAAATAATCTGACACTCTATCCAAACATGGAAGATGAGTTCTGGTTGTGGGTGTCAAGTTGGGCGCTGTTTATTACAAGACCTTCAGATCTGGATCCTAATTATTCAGACGATGGATATGACCTGCCGCCGCTGGATGTGCGTTGGCATGAACTACCGGTGCATTACGGAGATACAACTGATAGAGATGGACAGGTACAGCTTTTTCAGGAAGCCGCGGAAGGATTGAAAGAAGCGGCAGCAGTCAAGCGTGAGAGCATTGACGATAGAGTTTTTGAAATGAAGCGCATTGTGGGAGAATCACCGGAAGATAGCTTTCTTCTGTGGCATGATCTTGAATCGGAGCGGAACGCGATTAAGAAAGCACTTCCGGAAACGGTTGATATTTACGGCTCTATGGATTATGACTTGCGGGAACAGCGAGTGATTGATTTCTCAAACGGAAAGACACGGTTGTTTGCCACGAAGAAATCGTTATCCGGTTCTGGGTGCAATTTTCAGAGATACTGCCACAGGGAAATATTTCTTGGCATTGATTATGAGTTCAATGATTTTATTCAGGCAATCCACAGGTGCTACAGATTTCTGCAAAAGGATCCAGTCGTGATTGACATTATCTACATGGAGAATGAGAGACAGATAAAGGAAGCATTGTTGGAAAAGTGGAAGAATCACAACCACATGGTAGAAAAGATGGTTGATATCGTGAAGAAATACGGATTGAATGCCGCAAACAAAGCGGAACGTTTAGAAAGGAAGATGGGCGTGGAAGGTAGCAGAGAGGAACGTACGGTCAGAGGAAAGTATTACACCGCGGTGTATGGGGATTGCGTGGAAGAGACGCGGCAGATGGAAAGTGATAGCGTTGATCTGATACATACATCAATTCCGTTTGGCAATCATTACGAGTATTCGGCAAATTACAATGATTTCGGTCATAACCAGAATACGGACAGATTCTTTGAACAGATGGATTTTCTTACACCGGAGCTGCTACGGGTGCTGAAACCTGGCAGAGTGGCGGCCATTCATGTAAAGGACAGGGTTCTTTTCGGAAACGCAACAGGAACCGGAATGCCGACCATAGAGCCATTCCATGCAATATGCATAGAGCATTATATGAAGCACGGATTTCAGTATTTTGGAATGATCACCGTTGTGACAGATGTGGTACGCGAGAACAATCAGACATACCGCCTTGGATGGACAGAGCAGTGCAAGGATGGTTCCAAGATGGGTGTAGGTTGTCCGGAATATATTCTGCTTTTCCGCAAGCTGCCAACGGACCGGTCAACAGCATATGCGGATGAACCGGTCAAGAAATCAAAGGAAGAGTACACAAGGGCACAATGGCAGATTGACGCGCATGGCTATTGGCGAAGCTCCGGGGACCGGCTGGTGAGCAAGGAAGAACTGAAGGATTTTCCGGTGGACAGTCTGCAACAGGTATACAGGGAATTCAGCCGTGGCAACGTGTACAAATACGAGGAACATGTGAAGCTGGCGGAGGAACTTGATGAAATGGACAAGCTACCGGCCACGTTTATGGTAGTTGCTCCTGGGAGCTGGAATCAACTGGAGGTATGGGACGATATCAACCGGATGCGGACGCTCAATACAACACAGAGCAGGAAACGCGCACAGATGCACGTATGCCCGTTGCAGCTGGATATTGTGGAGCGGATCATCAACCGCTATAGCAATGATGGAGATCTTGTCTATGATCCGTTCGGCGGTCTTATGACAGTACCAATGACAGCGGTAAAGATGCACAGATACGGATATGGATGCGAGCTGAATCCGGATTACTTCCGTGATGGCGTTGGATATCTGCAGGCGGCGGAGAATGAGGTTGACGAGCCGACACTGTTTGATTTTATAGGAGCATAGGTTGAAACACCTGCCGGAGACGGCAAAAGAAACAGGCACACAGAAACGAGCCTCAGGAAACATAGTTCACACACTCTTGTGAGGCATAGCACAAAGGCGGCTGCATAAGCCGCCGGGAAGGAGGAAGTGTAGATAAAATCATGTTAAAACCAGCACAGTTGTACAAAGATAAATTGCAGGAAGAAAATATAAAATCATGGTACAAACCGGAGAATATTTATTGGCACGGTGGAACCGCAGAGTACGAGATAGATCTGCCGGATAATAATGGAAACTGTCATTGTTTCGTATCAGTAGACAAGAATGATAATGTCATTGGATGGATTTCGTACAATGTGGATTGGGTTTCAATGTCTGCTGATGGATGGGGAATTATCAGTTTCGATAAGGGAAACATGGAGTTTGCTAAAGATTTGTATAAAGCTATTTGTGACTGTTTTGAAGTATATCACTTAAACAGAATCTCATGGAATTGCTATGCTGACAATCCTGCCATTAGAGGATACCGGAACTTTATCAAGAAGTATGGTGGAAGAGAATGTGCATATTTCAGACAGTATATAAAGCTAATGGATGGAAAGTTGCATGATAGTGTAAGCTTTGAAATTCTTGCTGAAGAATTTAATGGTCGAAGCAGAAAAAATGAGAGGCGCACTAACGCTGATCGCATCCGATCAATGAGTGACGAGGAACTGGCAAACAAACATGTGTATTTTGTGCCAGGAATTAATTGACAGCTTGGAATTTGCTATGTAGGATTCGATGGCAATTTCTACAAAACCGGTTTCGAGGTTGTAGACGCTAATATGCAGTGGCTACAGTCAGAAGTAGGGGTATCAGATGAACGATAGATATTTATACCGTGCAAAGCGGATTGATAACGGGGAATGGGTGGAAGGAAATCTTGTTTGGTCGGATGATGCAGATGATGATTATAAAGCAATTATCATTCCAGTGACCGGGAGCAATATGTTTACAACAGGAGGAGAAAACGTAGATTTAGGGTTTGAAAAGTGGTACAGAGTAAACCCATCAACCATTTGCCAGTGCACCGGACTTAAGGACAAGAACGGCAAGCTGATTTGGGAGAATGATATTGTACAATACTGTGATTGCACAGTTGAAAATTATGTGATTGCTTGGGAATCAGATAAAGCTTGTTTTGAATATCAGCAATATGGATGTTCTATTATGAATTTTGATGAGCTTAGCGAAGTGGAAGTTGAGGTAATCGGCAACATTTTTGACAATCCGGAACTGTTGGAGGTGGGAGAGTGAGCAAAAATATCATAAACAGAAAAAAAGAAACTATAAATGTGGCAGACTGTCAGGAAATCACTATCAATGCGACTGACAGCAAAAAAGTAACCGTAAATATTGTGGACTGCAAAAACTACACGATAAATGAGGTGGACGCAAAGAAGAGCTACCGAGCAATCGGTGTACAGGAGAAATGTCGCACGGAGATCAAGAAGCAAGAACTGAAGCCGTGTCCATTCTGCGGGTATAAAGCCACTCCCTTAAAGACAATAAAAGGAAAGTTTTTTGATAATGTGTGAACGGTGCAAATCAGATGGACTGACAAGAGAAACATTGAATGAAGCAAAGGCGGCGTGGAATAACAGAGCAGAGATGCAGGAATGAGATCGGAGGAGCGAAATGAAAGAAACAGTATACAGATGCAACCGTTGTCACAAGATGATCAACGGAACAGTACATAGAATAGGAGCGACTGACGAAAAAGGCGAGCAGACGAGATACGGAGCATTATTTGATGATACAGATCTGTGTGATAGCTGCATGGAGCAGGTCACGCTGGCAGCGATCGCAGAGATTGATCGTGCTTCGGGGCAGCAGGACATTGAGAACAAAGAACCAACGAGCGCGGAGCAGGTAGAGACAAGCAATGAGTCGGAAAGCAAGAAGGATCAGCAGAAAGGAACAGCGGAAATCCAGAATGCGGAGCCTGTCACATACCAGTGTAGCAAAGTGATCAAACAGTGTGGGTATGCGGAGAAGGTAGGAGGAGCGCTTACATGCAACTACATAGGAATTGAAGGACATCGGCGTGGATGCGAGCCGGAGGAGTGCGATAAATTTAAGCGAGCGGAGAGAAAAAGAGGTAGGAAGCCAAAAGAGAATGACGAAAAGGCAGCAGGAGACTGAAACAGATGAGCGAGGAAGCAGGATTGGCTGAAAGCGAAACAGAGGAGGAATTGATGGCGAAGGAAGAAATAGACGAGAAAGAAGTATATGAGGCGTGCAATCAGGTAGACAGCTTCATTGCTGATCGACTGAAGGAGTCTATTTTGTTGGGAACATCGTATGATGTGCTGGAGGCTAAATATGGCATACTTCCAATTAGCAGGAATAGCTTCTATCGAAAAAGGCGGTTAGCTTTGAAAATTCTTAGAAGAGAGGAGTAAATCCTCTCTTTTTTTAACGCTTCAAAATGGTACAAATAAAATGAGAATCCGTTGTATGATATTTTTAGTAGAATTATACCGTTGAGTGGAAAGGGAGTGATCACGGTTGGCAGCAAAGAAAAACCCTCTGAGCGATAAAGCATACGAAATGTACAAAGATGGCATGAAGCTTGTAGATATTGCGAGCCAACTGGAAAAGCCAGAGGGAACAATACGTAGGTGGAAGAGTACATATGATTGGGATGGCGAACGTTCGGAAAAGAAAAGCGAACGTTCGGTTAAGTCACGAAAGGACAATTCGAAAACTATTGACGATGGGACAAGGGAGACATTTCAGAATGATGATCTGACCCCTGAACGCCAGATGTTTTGCGTTTATTATAACAGGACATTCAATGCGACGCAGAGCTATCAAAAAGCATTTGGATGCAAATATGAGACAGCTATGGTAGAAGGATGCAAACTCCTAAGAAATCCTAAGATTCGGGCAGAGTTAGATCGGCTAAAGGAAATAAAGAGGCAGCAGATCATAGCTGGTACAGAAGATATAGTGGAACTACAGATGCGCATAGCATTTGCGGATATTGGATATTATATGCAATTTGGACGAGTCGAGGTTGAGGTAATGGGACCGTTTGGACCGATAAAGAACCCGGAGACGGGGGAGGTGATTACACGCGAAGTGAATGCCGTACGATTGGATGAATCCGAAAATGTTGATACGCAGATCATACAGGAAGTAAAGCAGGGAAGAGATGGAGTATCAATAAAACTTGCAGATAAGCAGAAAGCAATAGAGTGGCTTACGAACTACTTTGAAGCAAATCCGCAGGATAGACACAAGAGAGAATTTGATAAGCGAAAGCTGGAACTGGAACTGCTAAAATTAGAATTTCAGACAAAAGAAGGAGAAGACGATAAGCATGAAAAAGACAATTTCCTTGATGCATTGAATGAATCTGCAAAGGATGCGTGGTCTGATGGTTGATTGGACGGATTTTGACAGAAGAGTGAAAAAGCTGAAAGAGAATGTAATGCGCAACGCTGTCAGGATGAAACAGCGATATAAGCAGAACGGATTCGAGTTTAAGCCATTCTCTAAGAAACAAAAGAAGGTCCTTACATGGTGGTGCGCTGATTCCCCGGTAAAGAACATGGATGGCATCATCGCAGACGGAGCGATCCGATCCGGAAAGACGCTGTGCATGTCTCTCAGCTATGTGCTGTGGGCCATGACAACCTTCAACATGCAGAATTTTGGTATGGCAGGAAAAACCATTGGTTCATTCCGGAGAAATGTTCTGTTCTGGCTGAAGCTGATGCTCCGAAGCCGAGGCTACACAGTAACTGATCACAGGTCAGACAACATGGTTGAGATATCAAATGGAGATGTAGTCAACTTCTTTTACATCTTCGGAGGAAAGGATGAACGGTCACAGGATCTGATACAGGGAATTACGCTGGCAGGTATGTTTTTTGACGAGGTTGCTCTGATGCCGGAATCGTTTGTGAATCAGGCAACCGGACGATGCTCAGTAGACGGATCTAAGTTCTGGTTTAATTGCAATCCGGATAGCCCAAGCCACTGGTTCAAAGTGAACTGGATAGACAAATCCACTGGATACTTGGGAAAAGAAAAGGCAGAAGAGATAAAGAAACAGGCAGCAGAATCTAACAAACCGCACGGATTGAAAGAGATTATATACCTTCATTTCACAATGGACGATAACCTGTCGTTATCGGAAAAGATAAAAACAAGATACCGCGCTATGTATAGCGGGGTGTTTTATGACCGATTTATTCTCGGTCTGTGGGTGATCGCAGAGGGACTTGTCTACGGAATGTTCGACAAGGAAAAGAATATCTTTCACGGAGAGTATAAGTACAGTACGCAATCGTCTTATTACATAGCCATAGATTATGGTACCATGAATCCTTTTGCAGTAGGATTGATGGAACTGCAGAACAGCGGGAAGGTGAGAATGCTGCGTGAAAGGCATTACTCCGGGAGAGATACAGGAGTGACGATAGACAATGAAGCATATTACAAGATGATTCAAGAGGTAGCGGAAGGATTTCCGATAACATCCATCGTGATCGACCCATCGGCAGCAGCCATGAAAGCAACGATCCGCAAGTATGGGGAGTTTACCTGCACAGATGGAAACAATGATGTTCTAAATGGCATCCAGGAAGTGACGAAGTACCTGAATCTTGGAATGCTGCAGGTGCACGACAGTTGCGAAGAGACAATCAAGGAGTTCGGAGCATATGCATGGGACGAGAAAGCGATTGGAGAGGATCGAGTCATCAAAGAATATGATCATCACATGGATCTTATCAGGTATTTCATATATACGGTAGCACGTAGATACAACAGGGGGCTTATTTGATGGGGATTATAGCAACGATAAAAGGATGGTGGAATAGAATGTTTTTCAAAGCAGATGCAAAAAGAGTATTCGACACAGATATTTTGCTGTCAGACCGGATGAATGCAGCAGTCACATGCTGGAATCAGATATATACAGGACATCCTCCGTGGGTAGATGATGACAGTCATATAAAGACAATCAACTTTGCAAAGTCTGTTTCATCAGAGACTGCACGCCTGACGTGTCTGGATCTGTCTATCAAGATCAGTGGATCTGCAAGGGCTTCCTATCTGCAGAAAACGATTGATAATATGTTTGATAATATACGTGAGTATGTGGAAAAGGGATGCGTAAACGGTACTGTCATACTGAAACCGAACGGTAAGGGTGTTGATTGTTTTAGCCCACAGAGGTTTTTGCCTACAGAGACGGATGGAAACAGAAATATCCGTGCAGCTATTTTCTTTGATTTTTATACGAAATCAGACGATCATTACACAAGAATGGAATATCACAGATTTGTGGATGGCGTCTATATGGTGAGCAACAGATGTTATTTGTCAAAGAGCTCTCAGTCACTTGGGCATCCGATTGACATCACAAAGACACCGTGGAAGGATCTGATGCAGGATGTAGCAATTGAGAATCTGGAGAAGCCGCTGTTTGCAGTATTTAAGATTCCGATGGCAAACAATATCGACGCAGATTCTCCACTTGGCATCAGTGTATTTGCAGAGGCATTGGAGGAACTCCGTGATCTGGACATTGCATACAGCCGAAATGCAGGAGAGATCTTTGACAGTGAACGAATTGTGCTGGCGGATGACAGGCTGATGTTTCAGGGGTCCGTAAAGGACTCTGACGGAAACGTGATCCGTAGATATCTGAAAAAGCCGAGATATGTAAAAAATGTGATGTCTGAATCATCAGAGAACTACTATCAGGAGATCAACCCGAATCTGAACACAGATGTCAGGGTAAAAGGAATTAACAATATCCTTTCCATCCTTGCATACAAGTGCGGATATTCGAATGGATACTTTTCCTTTGATTCCATGACCGGAATTCAGACGGCAACCGGAGTGGAAGCATCGCAGCAGCGCACGATCCAGTTCATCAAGGATGTGCGTGATAAGCTTCAGATGGCTATGGACGATCTGATCTATGCAATAGACAAGTACGCGGATTTGTATGACCTATGCCAGGTTGGAGTATACGATGCTGAGTATGGCTTCGGAGACATCGCGTATTCTTATGAGGAAGACAAGAAAACATGGTGGGGCTATGTGCAGGCAGGAAGAGTACCGGCGTGGATGTATTTTGTAAAATTCGAGAATATGTCCGAGGAAGAAGCACGTGCAATGCAGGCGGAGCTTGATGAGGAGGAAGCGCGGAAGCAGTCTGCAGGCTTGTTTGGTGAGGAGTGATGAGGCATGAGGATTGACAGAAATGTCGGGTGCATGAATATACATATTGACACAAAGCGGTTTGACGGTGCAATTGAGCGCGCGCAGAACAGGCTTGATGAGCACGTTCTTGGAGATTGCACAGAGTATGTCCCGTTTCTTGGTGGACAACTGCGAAGCAGCGGACATATTGTGGAACCTGGCATAATTGAATGGAATACACCTTATGCGCATTATCAGTATGCAGGCGAATTGTATCTGACGGAAGACGGACGGAGCTATGCAGAGAAATATGAGAAAAAGAATCCAACCGGTATTCCGTTGCATTACAACGAACCGGGAACCGGTGATCACTGGTTCGAGAGAGCGAAGCAAGAACATGGGAAGCAGTGGATTGATCTTGTAAAAAGAGAGGTAGGTAGAGGGTAGATGCTGACACCTGATTATTTGGAGCAAAACGCAGATGTTCTGCTGGATTATTATCGAGATCTTGAAAACTACATCATCCATGACATTGCAATGCGTCTTTTGAAGGTAGGTGAGATGTCAGGAACTGCAGACTATGAGTTGTGGAAGCTGTCACAGATGGGGATGCATCGTGCAGAGATACTGAAAAAGCTGTCACAGATCACAGGTAAAAGTACTGCAGAGATTCGAAAGTTGCTGCAGGACGCTGTGCTCACATCTTGGGAGGGAGATGCTGCAGATTTTTCCAGAATGGGTATTGAACTGGAGAACCCGCTGGAAAATCCGGCCGTGATATCGATCATGGATGCGCAGTGGAAAAAGACACAGGGAGAACTTTCAAATCTCACGAGAACAACGATGATGCAATCTCAGAATGATTTGATTTCGCTTCTGAATCAGGCAGACATGCGCATTGCATCCGGCGTGCAGTCATATTCAGGAGCAATCTGTGAGATACTGGATCAGTATGCCGGAAGAGGCGTTGTGATACCATATCCGAGCGGCACAACGCGATCCTTGGAGGCAGCAGTGCGCTGTTGCGTGGTGACATCTGCGAACCAGACGGCGGCGCAGGTTACGAATTATTACATTGGAGAACATAGCAGGGAGTATGTGCTTGTATCTGCGCATCTTGGAGCGCGTCATAATGAGAAGCATCCGGAGGATCTGTATAGCCACGACTGGTGGCAGGGTAAGATATACAAGATACATGGAAGAGAGGATGGGTTCCCGAATCTGTTGGAAAGCACAGGATATGATATACGCGATGGCATTGGTATTGTTGTCAATCCGAATGGACTTCATGGGTATAACTGCAGGCATTCGCACCAGGCATGGGACCGGGAGTGGGAAAATCCGTGGATGGATGCAAACGGAAAGCCAAAGGTCGATCAGGAAGAGAGCAGAAAACAATATGCACTAACACAGAAGCAGCGTGCGATGGAACGTGCCATCAGAAAGACCAAGCGCCAGATGCTTGTAAAACAGGCAGAGTTAGATGCAATTGCAGAGACGGATGTGCGCGATATCCTGCAACCGGAATATGATAAGCTGGCGTATAAGTTGCGCATGCAGAATAAGAAGTATTATGAATTTTGCAGTAAATACAAGCTGCGCACACAGTCTGATCGTGTGAAGGTTTCTGGATTCAAGCGGCAGCAGGCAGCAGTTGCGCGCGGAAGAGCAACTGCATATCAGAATTCGGTGAAAGTTCCTATGGAAAAATCAAAGAATGCAGGATATACTAAGAGAACAAAGGAAGAATTCGAACAGGCTGCCAGACAGATCAGAGAGGAAATCACACAATACTCTGACAGGCCGTCAAAATGGAGCGGGAACATCAATGTGAGCGATTCACTGTTGAATGGAGAAGCAGAAGGAGTGAAAGAGTGGTCGTGTGACATATCACTTGTATCTACTGCGGACGATGGAACCATATGGCATGAGATGCTGCATTCGTGTTCAGCCAGCTATTATGATCATGATGTTTATAAGTTGAATGAGCATATCGAGGAGGCTTCTGTAGAATGGCTGTCTCAGCAGATATGCAAAGAAAGAGGAATTGCGAGCTTCGATTCTTATAATGATCAGACCATTGTTTTGCAGGCAATTAACAACAAATTTTCGTATGGATCAGACATGGATTTTGCAATGCAGTTGTTTAACGTACCACTTATTGATAGATATCAGTGGTTGGAAGACAAAGTAGATGAGAGCTTGAGATCTGATGGAGCGTCATTTCAGGACTACAACGATGTGATGTTTTTTTTGCAAAATCTAAAAGGAGGATCATGATGCTACATGAAGAATTCATGAAATTAGTTAGGGAAACAAATGAAAGGAACAGACATCCGGAACTATGGACAGAACCAGAAAGACTATGCAAAAAAATCATGTCAAAAAAGGATAGTGACGAGGAGTGGCTGGAATTAGAGAAAGAAGTAATTGAATATTTAAAGTCGGATGCATCAGAAGAAGATAAGAGAGAGGTACTAGGATATACAGAGTCGCTTTTAATGATATGCTCTGCAATCAGGGAAGAAAAAACGGATTTGTGATATACTGCCGCCTGCGTAAAGCGGGCGGTATTTTTTGTGAGAAAAATGGTACAAATATTTTATAATTCCATGATAATATAGTATTGACAAAGTAAATAAGCATAATAACCGGGCAGAAAACGGATTCTGTCCGCTAACCTAAAACAGTTATAGGACATGTATGGCACGTCCTGTTTTGGGCGTGCTTTTTATTTTGCCGATTGCCAGCTATGGAGGAAATAGCAACTCATTCGAGCCGGGCTGACCGGAGTAAAAACTTTGAAAGAAAGAGGTAACGGAACATGGTAAAGATCATCAGTGAATTGGAGAAAATCGGAATCAGTCTTACTGACGAACAGAAAGAGGCCATCAAGAAGAGTATTGGCGAGGAACTGTATTCCAAACAGGAGCTCGACAAGAAGGTATCCAAGGTCGAGACAGAGCGTGACGGGTACAAGGAACGCGCAGAGACAGCAGAGGAGACTCTGAAAGGGTTTGATGGAAAAGACTTTGACACCATCACACGAGAACGTGATGAGTGGAAGCAGAAAGCGGAGCAGGCAGAAAAGGACTACAATGCAAAGCTGGAAGAGCGGGAGAAGAACGATCTGCTGAAAGAAGCATGCGAAAGCATCAAGTTTACTTCTGAATCTGCAAAGAGAGCGATCATTGCCGACATTTCTGCGAGTGTTTCTGTAAAGGATGGAAAGCTGATCGGTTTTAATGATCTGCTGGAAGATGCAAAGAAGCGTGATGCAAGCGCGTTTGTTGATGAAGAGAAACAGCATCTTGAACAGAGCAAAGCAAGATTTACCACACAGCAGAGGAATAACGCTGGTGAGACATTAACAAAGGATCAGATCATGCAGATGAAAGACCCGTCTGAGCGGCAGAAAGCTATTCGGGATAACATCGGACTGTTCCAGAAGGGAGAATAATTTATGGCAGCAGAAAATCTTATCATGACAACAGATTTGACAGAGGCGAAGATCCGGGAGATCGATTTTGTAAACCGTTTCAACTATTCGGTTGCAAAGTTGATCGAGGCACTTGGAATTACAAGAAAGATTCCGAAGGAAGCCGGGACGGTATTAAAAACGTACAAGGCAGAAGGAACACTTCAGAGCGGTGTTGTAGCAGAGGGAGAGACGATCCCGCTGTCAAAGTACGTAATCAAAGCTGTTGACTACAAGGAGATCACACTCAAAAAGTGGAGAAAGGCAACTACTGCGGAGTCTATTACAACCTATGGATATAATCAGGCTGTGAATATGACAACAGAGGAGATGCTGCGCGATGTTCAGCGCGGAATCCGGTCTAATTTCTTCTCGTTCCTTGCTACAGGAACCGGAAAGACAAAAGGAAAAAGCTTAAAGAAGGTTCTCGCGAAGAATATGGGAACCCTGCTGAAGCTGTTCGATACGGACGATGTGGCAGCAGTGCACTTTGTAAATCCAGTGACCGTATATGACTATCTGGGAGATCAGGAAGTTACCATTCAGACGGCATTCGGTATGAACTATGTCAAGGACTTTCTTGGTTACGGCACACTGTTCATGAATGCATCTGTACCGGAGGGAGCTGTGTACTCCACAGTATCAGAAAATGTTGTGCTGTATTACATTGCAACAAATGGCGCGGATCTGGGCGAGGCATTCAGCTTTACATCTGATGATACAGGATATATCGGTATTCATGAGACACCGGATTATGACAACCTTACCTGCAAGGATACTGTAGTTTCCGGCATGGAGCTTTTCGCGGAGAAAATCGATGGCGTGATTGTCGGTACCGTTGATCCGGAAACGACAGAAGATCACACATACACAGAAGCAGAGCTCAACGAGCTTACTGTGGAGCAGATCAAGGGACTTGCAGCGTATAAAGGATACGCGATCACAAAGTCTGTAAAGGCTGAGATCATCGCAGAGTTTTTAGCAGCACAGAGTGCGTAAGACAGGAGGGATTCTGAATGGGATATACCACGTATGACTTCTACAAGGATAAATATTACGGGGATTCTATTTCATCAGAATCCCTTTTCGCAAAATGGAATGAGCGTGCATCTGATAAGCTGGACTTCCTGACAAACGGGAATATTACCGATGAAGCGACAGAAGAACACGGAGAGCGTATTCAGAAAGCTACATGCGCCTTGGCGGATCTGTTATATATGATCGACTACAAGACCACACATGCGAACGATGCGAATACTGGAAATGTGAAGTCTATGTCCAGCGGCGGTCAGTCGATCAGCTTTGGTAGTAATGAAACTCTGGTGGATAAGGTCCTTAATGACAAAGTAGCGCAGAACAGACTCTGTTATGAAACGATATGCGATTATCTGACCGGAACCGGATTGCTTTATGCGGGGGTGTGTTGATGGGGTTGGAAATGTTTTACAACAAAACCGTTACACTGTTCAACCGATTCTGTGATCCGGATACAGAGGAAGAACGGTATTATCCGACTCTTCTGGATCATGTGAATCTTGTGGAAACAAAGGGAGCGAACGTTTCCAAGAGCGGTATGGACAGCGCGGCTGCGGCAACACTTTTTGTTGATCTTGAAAATATGGAAAAGCCGTACATAGATCCAAAAGCGTGGGCGGCGCTCCCGGATGAGGAGAAGGATCGTTTCATAACGTTCACTCCAGCAGAGGATTTCTTTGTGAAAGGAAGTTGCACCGGTGCAACATATCCTGAGTGCGGAGCCTATGAGTGGATGCGAGACAATTATGATGCAGTGTACAAAGTAAAGCATGTAGACAGATATTGCGACATTATGCCGCACTTGGAGGTTGGAGGTGTGTGATGAATGAAAAAGAGAAGTTGACGATCAAGGACTCGGAATGCGCACAGAAAGCGATTCTTTCGCTTATTCTTCAGTATCCACGCTTTCCGAAAACTTTCAAGGCAGATAACACAAGTGTGCGGTGGAACAGTATAAACGAAACGACTTCTGTTGGCATATTCCCGCTGCAGGGAGCTGTTTATTTGCAGAAATATGTCAGCGGCAGTTATACGGCTCAGATCCCGTTTCAGATCGTATATCGCAGCTCACCGACAACCAATAAGGCATCCATTGACGCGCAGACCGTATTGGAAGAGCTATGTAAGTGGCTGGAAGACAGCGGAATCGAATTCAAGGATACGCATATGCGACTTGAAGGAATTTCCAGAACCTCTAATGTTTTTTCGCTGTCGCAGGATGAAAAACAGATGGGTTATGGAGTTAACATGCAACTGAAGTATTTTTATAAAAAATAGGAGGAAATAAACAATGGCACAGGATCGTACAAACATGGTTTCCCTTCTTGACACCGGAAAGCTTGGCGGAGAAGCTACCAAGCTCACAGAGATGGGAGACGGATACACCGAGATCACAGAGGACTGGGGACCGAACTCGGATCAGAAACAGTATGTAAATATGAAAACAGCGAGCAACACGGTAAAGGGCTATGCACTGTCCATGTCGCCGTCAAGGGACTATCTTTCGGATGACATGCAGGCATGCATTGACAATCTGTTCAAGACATTCCCGACCGGAAGCAAGTGCGAGACGGATTACTACAGATTCTATAA